ATACAAGCAAAACTTTTTGCAGGCAAGGCAAGACGATAGTCGTTCTTGGAAAATTTTCCAATAATTCGCGCAAACGTCTTATTGGTGATATTATACAATGGACTTGCCAGTAAACGGTGAGCCCATTTTTTTATTGCTCGCAAGTAGGTTTACCTTAACTGGTAAGCCTATTTTTTATATTCAAAACGAGGAGGTACGATATGGCAACGAAGAACACGAAAAAAATGCGCGACGATAAAATTCAAATCGGCGTATGGATAAGCAAAGACACTTACGCTAAGGCGACTGAAATCGCAAAGAAGAAAGAATTTACGTTCAGCGACATTTTAAGAATCGCACTCAAAGAGTATATCGCGAATCACAACGATTAAAAACGGAGGCAATGAAATGAACACTCAGACGATAAAACAAGAAGATTTAAGGCGGGCAATGGCGAAACAGACGCTCGGGCTGCCGCTCACAGGGCGTGAGAACTCTCTGATTACATTGTTCGGGCAGAGTTCGACATACGAAAGAGAGAATAAGCCCGTATTTGTAGAAAAGTATCTGAAACCGCTTGTTGTGGCATTGCAAATTGGTATTGCAAACGTTGTTTATCGTAAATCGGATAAGTACGACGAAATCGTAACGCTTATTTACGAGAACGGCTATACGACAGACGTAAACGTTACAGCAGATTCTCTTTCGGCAATCGTTCGCGACGTAATGACGGGGCTATAAGAGAGGTAATGTCAATGAGAGCAAAATATAGAGTTGCGGTGTCTTTAAGCGGTCGGACAAATAACTTTGAAAACAAGAACGAGGACGGATATTTTTTGTTCACTTACTACGGAAATGTTCGAACAACTGAAAAATCTGCAATCGCCGCTGTAAAGCGTATTTGTTCGTTAGGTGGTTGCAAGGTCGAATCAATCAAAGCAATAGAGAAAAACGAGGTAAGTCAATGAAAGAGGCGAGAATTACAAAACTTGTAACCTATAAAACGAATTATACGCAGCCTGCGTTTTATTTGGAGGCTGTTTATCCGAACGGTTCAGAAACAGAGGCATATTGCGGAATTACTGAGGCGCAGACGAAAAGTTGCGAAACGGAAAATGTATATACGGGCGACGAGGCGATACGGAAATTCTGGGATATTAAGTTTGGTATGCTGACGGATACCGAGCGAAGTCTTATTTTGTCGGTGTTTCCAGACATTGAAAGCAAAGACAAAACGACGCTTAAAACCCCGCAAGAATTGCACGGGATAGCATTTCGTAAAGCATTGCGTCATTTTGCCGTTCCTTGCCCGCGTTGCGGTGGTAGCGGAAGTTATGCTCAATCTGTTGCTTACACGGAGGTTGATAGTGGCGTTTGCCATAAGTGCTTTGGGCGAGGCAAAGTGTTACCGCGCTTAACGGCAAAAAAACTCGAAGAAATCAAAAATTATTTCAAGTCGGAGGGGAAACAATGATACTTAACATAGTTTTAATTTCAGTAATCGTCGTTTTAACGGCGGGAATGATTGCAGCCTTTGCAATCGGCTACAAACGAGCCAAAGCGGGCAGAAAGTCCGTTTTCTGGGAAAAGAAAAATAGGAGGTAAAGCGGATATGAAAAGACTTAACGAGTTGAAAACGGTTGTTTATGCAGAACTTGTCGAGAACGAAAGTGCGCGCAGAAACGATACCGCGTTGGTTATGGGCGTTTTGAAACGTATCGGTGTTGACACGTCCAGACCGTTCGCGGAATTGTCGGAACGTGGCGAACTCAGACAACTTGAAAGCATTACGCGTTGCCGTCGCAAAATTCAGGAAGAACACCCCGAATTGAAAGACGCAATCGTGGCAGAAAAGCGAATCGAACGCGAAGAAGTTTTCAAAGAATTTGCAAGGCAATCGGTATGAGCGTAGAGAAAATTAAGTTAAAACACAATAGCCCCGAATGGCTGGCGTTCAGACGTAAGGGCATAGGGGCAAGCGACGCGGCGGCGGTACTCGGTTTGTCAAAGTGGACTACGAATGTAGAACTCTGGGAGGAAAAAGTCGGACTAAGACAGCCGAAAAACCTTTCGTACAATGAACACGTCAGGTATGGCACGGCAGCCGAAACGCCGCTCGTCAAATTATTCGCTTTGCAGTATGCGGACAAATACAAAGTCAAAGTGGACAAACAAACGGTTTACCTGAAAGACGGTTTTCAATTCGCAAGTCTGGACGGCGAACTTACAGATATTTCGAGCGGCGAACTCGGAATATACGAGGGAAAGACGGTTGACGCAAGCGCGTCGGCAGTCTGGGAAAACTGGAAAGGCAAAGTGCCGCAGCAATATTACGTTCAGGTTTTACACCAAATGCTGGTAACGGGCAGGACGTTCGACGTATTAAACCCAGAATTTCGTTGGAAAGACGAAAACGGCGAGATAGCGACGCAATGCAAACGTGTAATAATTCGCATTTCCGATCCGTCGGTGTTGGACGATATGAAATATCTCGACGAAAAAGAACGAGAGTTCTGGGAATGCGTAAAAAACAAACGGCGACCGCCGTTATTACTACCACAAATCTAAAAAATTTTAATTAAATCGGAGGACTTATAAAATGGCAACTATGGAACTGGTGCTTAGCACACCTATCGAACAACTCGCGCCGAAACTTATAGCGTGGAACAACGCGGAACTTTTGGCACAGGTCAACAAAAGCCTTGAAAATTACAAAGGCAAAGTTTACGACGAAAACTCTATCGCGGAGGCGAAAACGGATAGAGCCGCCTTAAACAACTTCGTGAAATCGCTCGACAGCGAACGTATCAGAATCGGCAAGGTTTACGCTGCGCCGTATGAGAAATTCAAAAAGGAAGTGGACGAGGTTATTTCGTTCGATAAAATATGCTCGAAATTGCCGCATTTAACGGAAGATGCGGTTAGAAAAGCTGTTTTATTTGATGATAAAATTATTGTTACAAATAACAATGATAGATTTAACATCGATGCAATGGGCTTAACCGAAGAGGACATAAAAGGCATAGCTGGAATTATCAGAGGTGTACTGAAAGAACACAATTGTATGTTCGGCAATGAATTGCTAAAAGGAATACAATCACAACTGCCAACTTTGTATGAAGGCATAAAAGAGTTCGGAGATAGAGGAATCAGAGGCGCAATTGCCTATAAATTAAAAGAACAATTCCGTTTTAATTCCAATATAATTTGCGATATTGGAGCAAACATTGATAATGCCGAGGTGTTTAAATCCTTCGCGGAAGAAGAGAGATATTTTTCTTTATCTGCCTTGGTGAATCTAAAGGAACAAATCGGAGTAGGTGGCGTTTATTTTGATAGTGTAAATGAAGTTGCTTCGAGAATCAATGCAAATAACTATGTTCCCAACGGGGCGTTGTTATTTAATGAAGATGCAATTGACGAATTGCTCGAAAGAATTATTATAGGGAATCAAGCGTCAATTAAAGAGGCGAGTAATTTTGCGATTTATCCAAGCACCTGTCAACCATGGACGGAGTATTTGCTTGAAAGTTACGTTGCAAAATTCAGTAAAAAATTCAAACTAATACATATCTGCTATGCAGAAAGTAAATGTTCTGGTGCAATTGTAAAAAGGTCATCGGAAATCAATTCAATGGATGATGTTGTTGTTGAGTATCTTGTAATGCATAAAGATATTCAAACAGCGAACGATGCGTTAAACGGGTTGGTTGAAGATGGATACATCGCAAGAAAACGCTATAAAAACATTGAAGATCTATTAGTTGTTGCAAAGGCAAAAGGGAGAGCGTAATCACAATGTATTCGTATGAATGGGACGCATCTACGGGTGGATATATTTTGAATTCCACGCCGCTTGCGTTTAGTAAAGAACCAAGACCGGTATACGGGGAATTACGCCGAAAGCGATAATCCCGAAACGTGGACGACTTTCGATAAAGCGTTGGAATACGTCCGCGAACACGGCGGAACGACCATTGCTTATGCGCTTGACGGCAAAGATAAGGTTTCCTGCGTGGATATAGACCGCTGCTTCGATGAAAACGGCGAACTGTCCGAAACGGCAAAAGAAGCGTTGAAGCGAAGCGGCGCAACTTATGCGGAAAAATCTGTCAGCGGTAACGGCTTGCATATTTTCGGCAAGACGGACGGTATGGATTTACGTACTTTCTCAAAAGGCGGCGACTTGGAATTTTACCAAAAGGAACAGTTTATAGCGATGACGGGAGACGGCGCAAAAACGAAAGACCTTGTAAACTTCGATACCTGCGGAATGAAACCGTATTTAGAGAGTAAATGCGAAAAGCGTATCGAGTGGAAAGGCGTATGCAAGGGCGAGAACGGACTTTCTTCGATGTCGGATAAAGACGTCGTGGAAAAGGCGAGAGAGGCGAAGAACGGAGATAAGTTCAAGCGGCTTTATGCGGGCGAAGATTTGCAGAATAATCACAGTAATTCGGATATGAGCCTTATGAACATTCTTGCCTATTGGTGCAACGGCGATAAAGAACAGATGCTTCGTATTTTCGCAACGAGCGGACTGTTTCGTTCGAACAAATCCGCCGATTATTACGAGCATACGGCAATCAAGGCATTGCGCGAAATACCCGTTAAATCGACCTATACGCCGACTATTCCGAAAAACAACGGCGGCAACG